ATAAAACTATTAAACTAGGTATAGAAGCTAGTGATTATAAGTTTTATCCAGATATACCATTACTTAATGATGTACCATCAGAAGTAAGACCTTTTGCATTTATATTTAAAGCATTAGGAATAGATGCAGATTTAAAACCATATTATGATGAAGGTGCTAAAATAAATAATGAAATAAGTAAACATTTATCTAGAGATGCAGAAATAGAAGCTAATAAAAAATTAACTACTACTGATAAAAAATTAGAATCTGCATTTCCACCACATGAAACAGAATATACAAGAACTAATTTAAGTCTTAAATTTAAACAATGGGCATATAGTAATTATGAAAATAAATCTATACCATTACCTATGAGAACAAATAATTATATGGCAGTTATGAAAACTGATACTGCATGGAATGGCGAAATGACTGATATATCCACAGGTAATCAAGCAGCAATATTTTCTAGCCCTGTGGACTCTATTAGAGCTGGTGTAAGAGTTATGATTAATAATTCTACTTTAATAAATAATAACACAACTAAAAGATATGGTAATCAACCTACAATAGAAGAAATATTATCAGTATATGCTGAAGATACCTCTATTTATCTTACAGCTTTAGAAGAAAAAACAAATATGACTAGAGATGATGTTGTAAACTTTTTTGATAACAATCAAATGTTTGATCTTATTAAATTTATGATTGAACATGAAATGGGATCAGAAGCATTTAATAAATATTACCCACCAGGCAATCAACAATTTTTAGATGCTATGATTATGGAAGGATATGATTTAGGTATAAATTCTTATGGTGGTAAACTTGGAAAGATTAGATGACAGCTTATCCTTTTACACCTTCAGATGCTGAAGAACGAATAAAAGAATCTATTGAACCTGTACAATTTAAATTTAGCGATTTTGGTACAGGTTTTATGGACGAAAATCTACCAGCTATTGCTATAGATTATTTAATGAATCATCAAGACTTTCCAGCAGATGAAAATTATAATCCAAAACAAGATCCACAACTTAGACCATATGAAGATTATTATGATTTATTTATGTTTAGTAAAAGTGCAGCTGAGTCTACAGCTATTATAGATAAAATTACAAAACAAGCTGAACATAATTATGCTAGTCCTTGGTATCATTTAGGTAGAATTACTGGAGCTTTCTTAGATCCTTCTACAGCTTTGTTATTTACTAAAGCTGGTCAAAGTGCAAAAATATTTGGTACTGCATTTACAGCAGAAGAAATAGCTAAACAACAATTACAACCTACAAGACCAGATTCATACGTGCCATTTGTTGCAGCAGGTGGTTATGGTTTACCATTTATATTAAATAAAATGGCTAAAGGATCTGTACCTGCAAATGTACAACAAAATGTAATTAATGCAGATAAAAGTTTAAATGTACCACCTAAACAAATTACACAACAAATATATGAAGATGGTAAATTTATAGATCCTAATAAAAGACCATCTGTTAATTCACTAGGAGCTGCTGCTAATGAAACATCAAGCTCTATAAAACTTACACCTAAAGAAGAATTTGTAGGTGAAAGATTTATTAAAAGTAATCTTGGTAAGTTTGGAGAAGATGGTCCTTGGACAAATGTATTTAGATTAACTAAAGCTAATTCTAAAACTGCAAGAACTATGATTGCAGATATATTAGATACACCACTTCTTAAATTAAAAAATACAAAAGAATATGGTTTTCAATCTACTAATGCATCTATTGAAACACAACTACGTATGAGAGAAGTAGGTAATATAGAAGCTATGAAAGGTATTAAAGAACAATACCAGCTTTATGTAAATAGAGTACAAGGTAAAACTTTAAAAACAGAACTCGGTATCAACTTACATAATTTAAGTGGAGAGTTTATGAGTCTTGCTGAGTTTTCTAGAGAAGTAACTAAAACAAGATTAATGAAGATGCAGCATGATGTACCAGAAGTAGCAGCAGCTGCAAGAATATCTGATGAAAAAGTTTACAAACCTATTGGTAAAGAAATGCAAGAACTTGGTATTAGAAGATTACCTATAGAAAGAGAATTAAATTTTTGGAAAGGTACATTAGATGTTATGATTAAGAAAGGTGAAAAAACTAAATCATTTAAATCTAAAGTAGATGGTAGTACATCATCATACTCGATAACTGAAATTAGAAATAAAATTGCTAAATTAGAAGATAGATTAAAATATTCTAATAAATTAGTAGAAGACTATATTAATATTATTTATAACAAAACAAATATAGATAAAAATAAAGGTTTATTTAAAAATATTATAAGAGAAGATTTACAAAAACAAGGTAAATACATTAATGAAAAAAAATTAAATACTCTTGTAGATGATCTTGCATCTCATTTTCCATTCGTTAGATTTGAAAAAACTAAATACACAGATAATATAGATGATTTATTATATGAAAGATATGCATTTAATAGACCTAGATATGCTAGAGCTACAAGATCTAGAGAATTAAATCTTTTACCAGAAACACAAATTAAATTATTAGATAATGATTTTATTGTTGGAGATATATTTTCTCTAATGAAAACATATTACAGACAAGTTACTCCAGATATATTATTTACTAAAAAATATGGTGATCCTAATGCTCTTGGTTATAAATATATAGATGAAGCTGAGTCTATGACTTTTCCTGGATTATATCAAATAGCACAAGAATATAATGTAAAAGCATTCAAAGCATCTGGTAAACAACAAAAAGCTAAAATTATAGCTGAAAGAAATAAAGTATTAGAAGACATGGAAGCAGCTGTAGAGCTTGTTAGAGGAACTTATGGTTTACCAGCAGATCCTCACCATTGGACTTCTAGAGGTATGAGAGCAATGAAACATTATAATGCTCTTACTATGCTTACAGGATTCTTTGCAGCAACAGCAGACGTTGCAAGAATTACTATGACATCTGGTATTCAAAGAGGATTTAAAACTCAATTTGAAATGTGGGCAGATATGTTAGGTAATAAACAATTAGGTATACTTAAATCTGGTAAAAAAGAAGCACAATCTTTTGCTGAAGCTGTAGATATGATTACAGGTCAAAGAGCTATGTTATTTTCTGACATAGGAGATATGTTTGGTATGACTTCTAAGATTGAAGGTATGATGGGTAAAGCAGCAAACTTTAACTTTATGTATGTTAACTTAATGTCTAGATGGACTGAGTTTATGAAAAGTGCTGCATCTGTAACTATAGGTTCTAGAATATTAGAAGACTCTATAAAATGGGGTAAAGGTACATTATCAGATAAAAATAAAACTAAACTAGCATCATCTGGTATTGATGAACAGATGGCTAAAAAAATAGCTAAAGAGTTTGAATTACATGGAACTAAATTAGAATATAATTTTATGGCTAATAGTGCTGAGTGGACTGATGATGCAGCCAAACAAGCATTTGGTGCAGCACTTAATAAAGATATAAATATAACAATCGTAACTCCAGGTAAAGGAGATACTCCATTATTTATGAACTATGAACTTGCAAGTACAATAGTACAATTCAAAAAATTTGCTATGGCTGCAACACAACGTATGTTGTTAAGAGGTATGCAGGAACGAGATATGGATTTTTTATTTGGATCTATATTACTAATGGGTACAGGTATGTTAGTAGATGCTGTTTATACAGAATTAAGATTTGGTAAAGATTATTCTAAAAAATCATTAACTGAAAAACTATTAGCTGCTTTTGATAGATCTGGACTTGGTGGTATTTATGTAGATGTAAATAGATCTATAGAAGCATTAACAGATAATAGAATTGGTCTTAGACCATTATTAGGAGAAGGTAAACCATATGGATCTTCTATGAAATCTAAAGTAGGTTTACTTGGTCCATCAGCATCACAAATATATAACATATTTGATATTATGTATGATGTAGGTGGTAACAAATATAATCATTATACAGCACGTAATGTGCGTAGATTAATTCCATTTCAGAACGTATGGTATCTGGATTGGTTGTTTGACGACATAGAAAAAGGACTTCGATAATGGCAATTACAATTTCTGATACAGAACCACGTATACAATATACAGCAACAGCAGGACAGACTAGCTTTACTGTTCCTTTTGCATTTTTTGCAAATGCTGATTTACAAGTATTTAATGGTACTTCACAATTAAGTTTTAATGCATCACCAAGTAATGCAACACAATATTCTGTTACAGGAGCTGGTGTATCTGGTGGTGGATCTATTACATTAGGTAGTCCAGGAGCTACAGTTAATGATGTTATTACAATAGTTAGAGAAGTAGCTATAGAAAGAACTACAGACTTTCCTACTTCTGGAGCTTTTCAAATTGATTCTTT